CTGGACAAGGCGCGGCCGGACGGATTCCGAGATCGAACGGATGGTGTTCTGCTCCGCGACCGCCGTGCCGTAAACGCCCATCACGCCCTGCGCGGACAGGAACAGCGGCACGTCGTTCAGCATGGCGAAGGTGCGCGGCGCGACAGCGCCCTCGCCGTGTGCGCCCTGCCGCAGCGTAAAGTAGGATGTGCCGTCCTCGGTCATGACGAAGGTGCGCGCGAAGCTCGTCGCCTCCTGTGCACCGCCGGTCTTGACGATGATCTGGCTTTCGTACTGCTTGAGGTAGCCCGCGATGGCGCTCGCCTCGGTGCCCATGCGCGCAAAGCCGGTATCGGGGAAATAGGTAGGATCGTAAAGTCCGCTCTCCCAGTCGCAGTGCGGCTCGTCGGGATTGCCCGCAAGGAAAACGCGCGTGTCGTTCTTGCCGCCGTAAAGACCGGCGATGCGGCATCTGTTGATGGTGTTCGCCGCGCCCGGAACGGTCTTGCTGAAGGCAATGCTGACGTTGTCGCGTCCCTGTCCGTCAGCCGGGGGGGAGGCGAGCGCGACCGTACCGGCATCGTAATCGACAGACGCGATAGCCACCTCGGTGCCGTCGACCGCAGCGGTGAGCGGCACGCGGTCAAGCTCTCGCGCATCCAGATGAAATTCTGTGCTTTTTCCGTCTCCGACAAAGGTATTGATGCGCTTTCCGGTCAGCAGATTGACCGCCTCGAGACTCGCGCCGCCGCCCGCGGGAGGGGCGGAAACGGTGGTCGTCGGCACATAGGCGATGCTCTGCACGCGGACAGCCTCCCATGCGCCGCCCTCGCCGCGGCGGACTGCGCGAAAATGCGCCCCGTCGAGCAGATAAAGCACGCCGTTCATGGTAAACGCCTGCGAGAACGCGCCGTTCATGTCGCGGCAGAGCACGGTCTGCTGCCCGTTCTCCGCCCGGAAATACAGGTCTGCACCGGTGTGGATGAACGCGCCTGCACCATCGGGAGCGGAGAAAATACCGTAGACGGGCGCGTCATAGCGCTGCTGCACCTGCCAGCCGGTGCGCTTGACGAGAAAGTCGTTCCGGTCGCATACCAGATTTTGCAGGTCAGGGGAGCGCGTCAGCGAGACCTTGGTCGGATGGGAGCGGAAGTCCGCGCCGCCGAAGCGGCTGATGACAGTCTGGTGCTCGGTCTCGGTCGAGGGAAATCGGTATCCGCGCATCAGACCATCTCCTGTACGGCGGTGAACTGGGCCGGGCAGTGCAGCAGCAGACGCTCTGCGTATTCATCTGCCGCCCAGTTGAACTTCGCCTTGTCGTCATCTGCGCACAGCAGCGCCGCGAGACCGTAAGGCAGGCACTCGCGTGCGAGCCATTCGGGCGCCGGGAGCTCGTCCTCGAGCGCCTCCATGCGCGGCGGCACGGAAAATGCGGCTTCGCCCTGCTGAACGCGCTCTGCGTTGATCTCGCGCAGGCTGTTTGCGATCAGCTGATTTAACGCGCCGAGGGCGAACTGCGCGTAGTATTCGCTGCTGTCCGCGCCCGCGCCCATAATCGTCATTGCTGCACGGCAGCATTCGGTTCCGGTCATAGAAATTACCTCCTTCAAGGATTGGGGAAAGGGCGGAGAGCGGAAAAGCTCCGCTCTCCGGTTTCACAGCCGGCTCAGCCCTCCGCAACAGCGGACGGGTACTTGCCGCTCTCGGTCATGACCGCACGGATCTTGCAGCCGGTCTCGGCGGTCAGCGAAGTACCCGCAGCGTAGTCCTTCGCGGAGTCGGAGTAGCGCGGGTCCGAGCCATCGAGCGTGTAGCGGATGCTGCCCGAACCGGTGATCTTGCCGCCGGAAATGACCGGCTTCGCGGAAACCAGACCGGTCGCAACGAGCGCGTACACGCCGCCGCACTTCGCGCCGAGAACATAGGCATCATAGTAGTGGCGGCCCTCGATGAGTGCGCCGGATACGCCGACCGGGTCCTCATGCACCTTCGCGTCCGCGATCTTGTACGGCATGAGCACCGCGTCCTTGTGCGCGACGAGGAAGTAGACGCCCTCCGGCAGGTAGCTCTTCGGCACGCGCACGACGTTCATGCCGAACACCTCGCCGCACACGCCCTTCGCGATGGACTGACGCGCGAGCACATCGACGCCGGAAAACTCGTCCGAGGTGCACACGAGCTTGTACATTTCGCTCGTCAGGTACAGATAGCGGTTGTCGTCCGGGACGAGCGCGTCATCGAGCGCCTGAGAGGCGTCCGCGATCTTGCTGATGATGTCCGCACGGGTCGGCTTTTCGCTCTCCGCGATCGTGCCTGCCATGGTCACGAAGCGCTTGAAGGCGTACTTGTCGGCGGAGGGGGTGGACTTCTCGCTCAGCTGGAGGCGCAGCATGTCGGCGGCGTTCTTGACGAGGTTCTGGTCGAGGTTGTTGCCCTTGTCGATGGTGAGGGTAAACGCCTTGTCCTGCGTCATGGTCAGCTCCTGCACGACGTCCTGCATCTCGGTGACGGCGCCGTAGCGGCCGAGGCCGCCGTCGCGGTCATAATCGACCTCCTCGACGGTGATCGGGGTGTAGACCTTGAGCGTCTTGACGCCGGTCAGGTCGAACGTCTCGGCGGTCTTGCCCTTGATGAAGGACGAGCGGGTGAAAACCTCTGCGATCTGGTCGGAATACTTGCTTGCAAGATTGATTGCCATAGATAAAGTCTCCTTTTATAAATCGGTGGTGGATGTTCAGCGGCCTGTTATCTGCCGAGCAGGGCGAGCGTTACCGGGTCGATGCCGGCCGGTTCGCCGTCGGTCTGGGCGGTGCCGACCGCAGCGCGGCGGTTTTTACGGTTCATTTCGAGCGCCGCCAGCTCGTCGCGCAGCTCCGCGATCTCCCACTTGCGGTAGGCAGAGACGAGCGAGCCCTCCTGCTGCGCCCATTCCCAGACCTGCTGCGGAATGTCCTCGGGGCGCACATCCGGGTATTCCTCGACGAAGGCCGCATAGATCTGGCCGTTCGGAAGGGCATTCGCCGCGCGGTTGCGGCGCACATAGGCGTTGTGCTTGGAAAGACCCTGCGCCGCTGCCTCGATCAGCTCGTCGAGCGTCAGCTCATGGATCTCGCCGTCCGCCTCGACCGGATAGGTCGTTT